GGTTGCCTTCATTGATGTAGGTCAGGGACTGATTTCCGCCATCTGTAAGGGTGTCGCGTTTCGCTACACCCTTTTCGCGGCAATGCTTGGCTATCGTATCGCGGTCATTGGCATACCCAAGAATCGCGCAAACATCCTTAGCGCAAAACCAGGGCTTATCAGATTCATCAAGGAATGTGCGGACGGGGTTAGCCGTTTCAAACAGGAAGGGAACAACTTGAGTGTTGCTACTCATGAGACAACTCCTAACTCTTCAAGGAAGCCACCAAAATGGAGCGGGGCCGGACTCACCTTAAGCTGTTAGGACGCTTGGACGGGTATTCAGCTATAGCCTATTTCCCGTTCCTCATCCGGCCCCGCATAGTGCAGGGTTTTGCCTATCGTTCGCGAGCGCAAACGCCGGGCATAAAAAAATCCGCTAGTCTTTCGGGGCGGGTGATCCGCCTAACACATTCAAGGTACGGAAACCCTACCACTTCCAAACAGGCGCGTCAACACCACACCCTCGCAACGGCAAGCGCCGATGATCGGTTTTATCCCGCTAGTATAGCCGAGGTGCTAGGTATGGTGCTACAGCGTTTCCTGCTCTATCCGAATATTTCCACAACCGATTGAAAAAGTTGGAGCTGGCGGTCGGAATCGAACCAACGACCGGCTGATTACAAATCAGTAGGTAATATAAGGACAGCGCGGATAGTCGGTAAAAAGTGCGGATAAATCAATACAGACAGCGGGTCTGGCAGGGATAGTCGGGTAGAAAAGCAGCAGAAAACGGACGGCGCAGGGTGCTACGGCAGGTGCTACGACAAGAGTAAGGATAGCGCGGTCAGCGGGCAAGAAAAAGCCCCTTGCGGGGCGGACTGCCTATCCGGCAGTTTATAGAACCAGTTACTATTTCTAAGCTGCCTGTCCGGCAGTGATCGCGGCTAAATTATGATGAATTGGTCATCCCGGTCAAGATTCAGCTTTGCCGCCAGCGGCAATTCAACGCCGTTTTTGACCTCCCAGTCCTGCCACTTCGCAGCGTTGGAAACCTTGCCTTTGCGGGCGTTGACAAGATTGAACTCGACATTAGCGTCCAGCGCCTCGCGGGACTTTTCAAAACCAAACCGGCAAGCGTCGGCAGGGGCCGCATGGATCAAACGAGCGACGGGTTGGCTGTCGGCAATAATGAACGAAGTCATGGTTTTTTTCTCCCGATGGTGCCTGCATTTGCAGGCGTTTGAACAAAACCGGCTTTTTTTCATACCGGTAAAGCTGACTCCGCATACCGCGCAGATATGCGGGACATCGTTGCGGCGCAGGGCCGCAAGTTGGCTACCGGGGGATTGCATTTTGTGCCCGGCTCGCGTGTTGATTCAGTTTGATCGCTTGAGCGATAGCTGCTTTTTTCGACTTTTCGCTAAGCTCATTAATTGCACTGATCGCAGCTTCAGCGGCTATTAAATACGCATCGCGTGTATCAGACTGCGGGAACGCTGCGAATTTAGCTACAGCCGCTTTTTGACCGCTTAACAATCGCGCAGCGTAAATCAAGCCCTCGGCGATTTTAGCCGGCTTTCCGTTAATCACTAGCGCCGGGGCCGTGCGGGCTTTTTTCGCCACCGGGGCGATCTCGGCACTAAAAGGAATTCCAGTTTCTAAGTCAACCCACCGGCCATTGACCAGCTCCGGCATATCAGCTATTTCGTTGTACCAGGTTTTGAAGTTGCTCATCTTGTTTCTCCGATTCGTTGTTTGACGTGTTTATTAAAACACTTTATCGTTATCGTGTCTATAGGTTTTGTGAAAATATTTGAAAATATTTTTCGAGAGCGTCTACGCTCTATAGATGCTCTCAGAAGCCGTCGTCAGAAAACTCCAACCCCGCGAAAGCGCCTACCGTGTTTTTGACCAATGCGGTATCGCGGGCTTTGGCGTACAAGTAACCCCGGCAGGCGGGCGCGGCTATTTTCTGCGCTATATATATGAGGGCAAACGGCGCTATCTGACCCTGGGCCATTTCCCGCACACGCCGCTGAGTGCGGCACGGGAAAAAGCGCGGGTTGCACGGTCGCAAATTGATCAAGGAATCGACCCGCAAGCGCGGGCGGTATCGACAGCTACGGGCGGGTCATTGGAATCATTGATTGTTGCCTGGTTGGTACATCAACAGGAAAAGGGTCGGCGCACTTTAGGCGAAGTGGAGCGGGCGTTGCGGCATAACGTACCGCCTGAATTATTGGCGCGGCCTGCCGCGAGTATCACTCCGGGCGATATTCGGGCGGTACTCGCTGCGATTCATCAGCGGGGGAGCCGGGTGATGGCGAACCGGGTACGAAGTGCGCTGCACACTTGTTTTCAGTACGGCCTGCAACACGATCATGATCCGCGCACGTTGCGCCAAGCCGTGCTGTTCGGGCTGACTACTAACCCGGTAACAGCGATACCGAAGGACGGCGGCGCGGAAAAAGTCGGCGAACGGTCGCTCACATGGGATGAAGTGCGGGCCGTATGGCATAGCGAGTCGCTCACTTGGCTGGCGCGACAAGCTGTGCGGCTATTGCTGCTGACCGGGGCGCGGGTCAACGAGATCGTGCAGGCGAGGTGGGATGAATTTGATCTTGAGGGGGGACTGTGGACGTTGCCCGCTGAACGGCATAAAGGCAAGCGGACACTGTTGACGCCGTCAACGCCCCTGATGATTGAACTGCTCGTTGAGTTGCGCGAGGCTTATCCCGGCGATTATCTGTTTCCGGCGCGGTCAGTGGCCGGGTCAAATGCGCCGTGGGGTGATACCGCGCTCAATCATGCGATACGGAATGCGGGCTATGACTGGACGGGGCGGGACTTGCGGCGAACGTGGAAAACGCTGGCCGGTGAATGTGGGCTGTCACTGGAAATCAGAAATCGCATTCAGGGCCATGCGCTTCAGGATGTGGGCAGCCGGCACTATGACCGGCATGGTTATTTGGCTGAAAAGCGGGCGGCGCTCATGGTGTGGGAGAGGGAGTTGCGGGCGCGGGGGGGTTAGGGGTTTAAAAATGACACAAGGTTACGATTGTGATTCTTCAGAATTAACGATCTTCTTAAAGTCTTCTACATCTTGACTGAAATCACTGTCAGGAAATGCCTTCTTTAAAATCTCTAGAACATTTCGAGAGTGATATGCGCTGTGGGACATCCAGGCTAGACTAAACAAAAACTCTTTCATGGTTTCTTTGTTCATTTCAGCCATTTCTCTAGCTCCTCCGTTTTGATTCTTCGTACACTTTTTCCGATCCGCTTCGGAATCGGAAAGCCGCTATCGAGATACAGCACTAATCCGGGCGGCACGTCCTCACGATGACGCTTTCCCGTCTGGATTTCAGCCGCGTATTCAGCCGCCCGCGCCAGTTTTTGCACCAGCGACAGCGAGACTGAAAGTTGCGCGGCGACGGCGGGGAGGGTTAATAGTCGCATCGTGGATATCCCGCAATCATCTCGTAGCCCTTCGGCGCAATGACGTAGCCGGTCAATTTTCCTTGGGGCCGGATGTAGAGGTAGCCTTTTTCGAGCCAGTCAGTCGCATCAGCGGGCGCTTGATTGATGTCGAGCCAGCCCGAGGAAAAAACTTTCCAGACGGTCGCGGGGATCATAGACGACTCCGCACTTCCCGCAGCCGAGCGCGTTCCGCTGCCGCCGCCTGGTGTTGTTGCATCCAATCTTTATCTTCCTGCGTCAATCCCTGATTCGGCGGAATGACGTTTTTCACGGGCTTTACTTTCGCCGGCGTAACACCGGGCCGCCCTTTTCGCCGGCGTTCCGGTATGAGTGTCCGAATTAACTCGCCAGGGTGAAGATCGGGGATGTACCAAAGCCGGTTCGTGTCGTTGCAACGCAATGAGCGGCGCACGATGTTGCTGTTGGCTGCCAGGAAATTACCTGACCGGATTACGGATTGCGCGGGCATACCGAGTGTCGCTGCGATTTGTGAGGTAGTCATAGGTCCAACTTCCTTGAGTAGTCGCAGGATGCGGGGATAGAGAGGTGTACTCACGCAGCCACGCTCATTTCGTCAAACCCGCCGCCGTCGCCTTTGCCACGGGTGTCTTGATTGTGTCCACTGCTATCGCCAGCCACCGTGGCGACAAACCAATAGCGGTCTACCGTGGATAACCGATACCGTGCGACATGCTGGCGCAGGAATTCGCGGGCGTGGCGATGCGTGATCATGTAGTTCCATGGCTCATCGCTATTATGTAGCCCGGAGACGTTTTCACGATGCGCTTTTAGGTATCCGGTCCGTATCCAGTGCGTCACCGTTTTAAAATCCACGCCCATCAATTTTGAAAATTCTGTGGCGTTGTAAATGTCGCGATTGCGCCAACTCAACCCGATATGATGAAGCCGACTTTCGACGGCATTCGTGGAACGAATAAACCCGGCTTTTTTGAGTTGCTGCGAAACGTACCGGGCGCCACCCCTGTCGTGCAAATCTTCAATCATTGCATCCTCTTCCGGCGTCCATGCGTCCGCATTTCCATTCGACCGAGTGAGTCCCAATACGCGGGCGCGGTATTTTATCCATCCCTTCGATACCCCGAATTTCTCCGCAACGCGGGCCGTGTAATTGCGCTGTGTGCCGCAATAAGCGGCTGTAATGGCCTTATCCAATGCGGGCGTCGCTAATACCCGGACCCATTCTTGTTTGCAGGGCAGTTTCATACGGAACGCTTCGCCCCGCACGCTGGATGCTGTGCGCCCCATGATGACGCCGATCTCTTTGATAGGCGTGTCAGCCCATAAATCGCGCAACTGCCGCCGGGATTCATCCGTCCAGGGCTGTGTAGGGGTTTTGGGTGTACACAACCCTAGGCTATGCAATTGCGCATTAATCCCCGACGAACTTCTTCCGGGTAGCTGCTCGGCGAGTTGTGCCTTGCGCAATAATCGCGACTGCTGAATGCTGTAAATTCGCTTAAGTGTTTCCAGTTCTTCCGATGTCCAATATTCGTAATTCATGCGGTTTCCAACCAGGTTGCGAGTTGATTGAGTTCATCGGCAATATCCGGCATACCGTCCGCATATTCACCGACGAGCAGGCGCAATAAAGACACCGCTTCACCGGCATTCGGATAGCGAGCCGACGGTAATTCGGGAGGGAAAAGGGCTTTACCGGCTTCGGAAATATGCCATCTTTCACCGGCCGTGTAGGGAAGGGTTATCAGGCCCATGCTTTCCAGTCGGTTCAATGCACTGCCGATTTGTGACGGGGTAATTGATTGAATGACGCGGCTCAATTCAGCCCGTGTTGCACCTTGCGGGAATCGGCGCAACGCGGATAAAACCAGGCGCTGACGGTCGGAAAGGTCAAGCAGTTTCATTCGATTCCTCCCATAGATATTTCACGATTTCGGGGAAGTCGGATTTGTTGACGGGTTCGCGGACGAGGATGGCGGAGGGTTGGGTAAACTCAAATCCTTCATCCATCCAATCCAGCAGCTCACTAATACTGACCGGCATTCCAAAGTCATTCGGGGTTCTTTGGTTATACCAATTAACGGCCTTTTGCCGCGCATAGCCGGTATGCTCAAGACAAATCCACTCAGACGCCACCCGCAAAAACCCGCTGAAATAATCCACTTTCAATGTCGGGATTCCCGACTTGCCGACATGGCGGCTATAAGCAACGCGGGTCACGTCATAGCTGGTCGGCGGGGCCAGCGGGCTAATCCCGGCAATGATTGCGCCTTTTCCGGCCTTCGGAGCTTCAACCGGTTCGGGTTCTTTTTGCGGGAATTCGTGCCCGCACAGTGGGCATGGATTCGCAAAAATGCTGATTTCCGCTTCGCATTCCGGGCAAACTTTTGTCGGTTCGGCTTTTTTCGGGCCGGGCGCTTTGAGGGTCAGTTGGTCAATGGGGCCGTGGCGTTGCACGTTGCCGCAGAAATCCAAAACTAGACAGCCGCGCTTGCGGTCGCCTTCCATGCTGATTTTGGCCTCGGTGGGACGCATTCCCCGGCCCAACATCTGTACATACAGGCATGGAGAAAGCGTCGGACGAGCCACAATCAAACAGTCGGTGTTCGGTAGATCAACGCCCGTGGTTAGTACGCCTACAGACACCAGCGCGGTCAACCGCCCCGCCCGGAATTCGTGAATGAATTGTTCCCGGTCCCGGGGGCTGGTATCGCCGGCTACCACGGCGGCACTGATACCTCTGGCGGCCAAATTGGCGGCGGTAAATCGGGCGGCGTCCACGCCGGAACAAAACACCAACCAATGCTTGCGGTCATCAGCCTGCGCCATGGGGATGGCTTCATCTAAAATCGCATCAACGACTTCGCTCTGTTCCATCAGCGCATTCAGTTGATCGGCTTTGTAGTCGCCGTTTTCAATTTTGATTCCCTTCAAATTGACGCGGTATGCGGTCGGCTGGGGCCATAAAGCCGATAGGTAATCTTGATTAATCAGCTTTACGAGATCATTCGACAGGTCATAAACGATGTCCGTGAATAGCCGGTCATCGCCGACCGTGAGGGACTGATAACCGCCGGTCATCGTTTTCGTACCGGGGACATGGCGGTAAGGAGTGGCAGTCAAACCGATCAATCGCAGGTACGGATTCATTGCCGTGAGGTCACGAATGAACTTCCGGTAAGTACCGGACTGCGTCAGCGGGACGCGGTGCGCTTCGTCGATGAAGACCAGTTCGATAGGCCGGGTTTCACTGGCCAGCGCCTTGGCGCGGTTATGAACGCTCTGAATTCCGCAAAACAGGATGGGCGACTCGGTATCAGATTGTTTCAACCCCGCGCTGTAAATCCCAATCGGCGCATCCGGCCACACTCTCAACAACTTGTCGGCATTTTGTTGGATCAACTCCTTGACGTGAGTAAGCATCATCACGCGGGCGGTTGGGTAGGCGGCTAATACCCGTTGAATGAGGGCGGCAATGATCAGACTCTTGCCGGTACCGGTCGGAGCCACAATCAACGGGTGACCGGTTGCGCCGCTCTCGAAATACTCGAAAACGGCGTTGACGGCGGCGGTTTGGTAGTCACGAAGTTGCATTGAGAGTCACTCCGCCCGCCAGCGCCATAAACGCCGCGTCCGCCTGCTCAATGACCGCCCGCAGCGCCTGCGATCTCCGGTCATCGCCTTCCCAAATCCCACTCAGGCGCTTTACGGCATTCGGCATTCTTTCCCAATCGCTTTCATCCAACTTGCCGGCGGCAAGGTCGGAATATTCAACCGTCATTTCCATAGCCAATGACGCCCGCACATCGTCTTCAATCGGGATTTCAATCGGCGCTTTCGTATCTTTCGCGGCCCGGTCTTTATCGCGCATGGAAAGGCTGGATACGCAACCGATTCCATTTTTAAACTCCAATCCAGGTTCAGCTTTCATGCGAAACGTGATAACGCCGTTTTTCACATCCGCGCCTATCGCTTCGGCGTGGTTATTCAGAAGATCAGGATGGAAAGCGTGGTGCGGACAACCGGGCTGTTTCTGGGCGTTAATTTCCGGGCGGGATAGTTCGCACGTCCAAGGCTGCGCATCGTCAAGGCGGGCCGTGGAATGCGCGCAGGTGCGGCAGTTCACTTCGGGAATAGCGGTCCCGTGACACAACGCATGGTGATCGCAGAATTTGCAGACGAAATACGCCGGATCGTCACGCAGTTTGAGCGGGGGCCGTTCCGCCGTGATGATTTCCTTGGCGCGACTGATGTAGCGTTGCGCGACTTTGGGTTGGTAATCGGTACGGCAAGAAACAATATCCCGAACGCCGGGGGTGGCGACCGTCAAGTAATGGCGGGTCAAGCCTAGGTAGTGCATGTAGATTTGCGCTTGCGCAAAGTAAGTTTCATCCCACAGTTCTAAGGCAGCTTTTTCTCCTTTTTCCAGTTTGAGTTTGTCCAATTTACGGACTTTCGCTTCATTACAAACCTTCGCTTCCCAGACGTGTGGCGTCTTTGGAGCCTGCAAAATGCCCTGGATAATCCCGTCAAGGTTCCCGCGAAAGTGGCCAGATAACGCGGTAAATCCGATCTGCTGGCCGGGCTGTTCCGGGTCTTCAGTCCATAGCTGGATACCGGGGACCGTGCGCAGCATGGCAATCAATACCTGTTCGCCACGATGGCCATCATTGATGCGACGCATTCCGGCGGCTGGAATGGTGCGGGTGGTGGCATGGCGAAAGCTGTACCAAAGCGCGCGGTCGCACGGGTTGCCAATAGATGAAGCGCCCAGATACGGGCGAGGATCGGGAACGGACGAAGCGACAAGCGCCTCGTCCATTGCCGCCAGGGTCGGGTCACTGCTGAAGGTGAGCGAGGCCATGGCGGGTTACCGGATTAGGTAGCAACTAGGAGTCATGCTTGCGTACTTGACTCCGCATTGGTTATGGCAGGCAGGACAGTAATATTCTTCGTTTTCAGAAAACCCGCGGGCTTCATTCCATTCAATCGTAAATACTGATTCGCATTTCTGGCATCGTTCTACAGATTCTCTCTGCATATCTGGATCAATCCCGCCATTTAACGATACATAAATATCGTGATCGTCTGTGTATCTCATATGTTCGTACATCTCGTTCCCCTCAAGTGTTGCGCCGTCCATGGCGCGCGCTGCTAATTAGGTGGAATTCCACCGAATTAAAACGCAACATCATCATCAATGGATTCCGCAACCGGCGCAGCCGGCGACTTTTTCCATGGTGGTGTACCCGCAGGCGCAGCGGCTGCCGGGGTCGGCGCGTGGGTCACGGGCGCATGGGTGGCGACGGGGACGGTTTTGAACGCGGTCGCGGGGGATGCGCTGCCGGTTGTAGACCACTTTTTGATGTTGTTTTTCTCGGGCCATTCGCCCTTCGCAGGGACGTAACCGAGGGTCAGGACGTGCGGGATGTCGTGCAATTCCGCGCTGTCGCTGATGACTTTTTTGCCAACCGCGTGGCAAATGGCGGACAAATCGCGTTGACTGATTTCAACCGCTTGCGGATTGCTGCTCCCTAAGTTCAGGTTGTGCCAGATCATCCGGCCTTTTTTGGGACCTTCGAGGACTTGATAGGTCAACGCTAAATACTGACCGCCGGCTTTGGATTGCTTGAATTCGCTGGCGGTAATGGCGCAGGTGTAATCACCGGCGGGTAGTGCGGAAAAGTCTGACGGGGCGATGGTGGTGCTGTCGAAAGTGCCGATATAAGCCATGAGTGTTTCTCCGAATGACGAATGAATGAGTTTGGGTTGGGTTGGGTTGGGTTGGGGTTAAAAGGGGACGGGTAATGCACTAGCGAAGGCTTGCCAGTCCATCGGGAGGGTATCGGGTAGGGAATAGCGATTCTTCGCTAAATAGGCGGGTTTTTCGCCGGTGTG